AGATGTAGCAACACCAACAACTAATCCGGGCACGCCGGACGGTAACGTTTTTTATATCGCTTATACGGCGGGGAATTATGTAAATTTCCAATCCAAGGCGGGTAATTTGACCGTAAACCCCGGCGAATTGGCAATATTATACAACAAGACGACCAATTGGGGTAAATCTGTTATCGGCATGAGTTCGGACGGCGTTATTGCGCTTGCGAACATAACAAACCAAATCAACGCAACCGGACGTTATGCATACACGGATACGGGTATTGTAAGGGGGTCAAATGCGGGTTCCCAAAAGGTGTGTACATTTTTGGTTGCGGGTCAACCATACCAATTTACATTAACGCCCGTTGGAGGCAACGCCCCGGTAAATATACAGGGTATTAAAGCCGACGGAACATTTGACATTATTGGCTCCATGACGTTAACGCCAGACGGGGCAACGAAAACCGTAACGCCAACCGAAAATTATTACGGGTTTACGATTTTTTACGGTTCCCAAACAACCGCCACGTCTGTAAATGTATTGTTTGAAGCTCCGACAACCGGGGGAATGGGTTTGCCGGACGGTATGGGGGACGCAACCAACTTTTACCCCGACCCGTTTATTGAGGCGGGTTCGGATATTAATGAATTGGAGGGCGTACAAGATGTTTCCGTTGCAGGAACGCCGGAATATTACGCCGACCGTATTGTTTTGCCCGTGGGTTCGTTTTTAGGGGTTTTATTGGATTTGTCGCAATTCCCATATAATCCAACAACGGATTATCTTAACGCATTAATGAAAATTAGTGCGCCGGGTACAGGTCATTTGTTAAATGTGGCATTTGACCCTACAACGTCGGGTGCCTTTATTTCAGCCGTTCAATTAACGACCGACCCGCAATTTGACGGTTGGGTATCTTTTTACAATGTAACCGGACGTTCGACGTTATCCAACCGTTGCCGTGTAACATTCGACAACCGAAAAGGTACACAGCCGTTAACGATTTACCGTTGTATGATGTGGACGGGTCAAGATGTAACCCCGTTCGGTATGTTCGCAAAACAGGCGTGGAACGCATGGAACGCATGGAAAAAGGTAAAAGATATTCCCATTAAAACAATTAATTACGCCCCGTATTACAACGAATTTAATTTACAGGGTTCAGCAATGAATGTTGTAAGAACACGTACA